CCTCCAGGGCTCGGAGCTGGCGAGGGCGCGGGACCAGGCCGCGGGGCTGGGCGCGGGCGATGCCCTGTGCTGCCGCCCTTGAATCGGTTCGCCTCCACCGCCTTGTAAAGGGCCTGCGTCATGGTGCTGTTCCTGCCACCCGTACTTGATCTGCCCGGCGTTGTTGGAGTACGGGACGTTGCCGCTGGTGTCCACGAACTCAGCGGAGATCCGGACCGCCGTCTCTTCGTCGAGACCGGCCTGCTTGAGCCAGTCCACGATCGCCAGGCGGGTCCACGCGAACTGGTTTTCGCTCTGCGGGCGGTTGCTGATGCTGCTCGCGGATGTGTTGGCGCTCTTCTGCGCAGCGGCTGCGGCCAGGAACTGGCCCTGCGCTGCAAGAGCCTTGGCACCAGCGTCGGTGTACGCATCGCCGAGAGCGCTCACCGCGGCTGCGCCAGACGACGCAGCGCCAGCGGCTGATCGCATGGACGCGGTGGACTTGTCCACGGCATCTGCAAGCACCAGCGACGACTTGCCCGCTTCGTCGGTCACGACCTTGTAGCCACGCACCGCCGCCTGGCCCTCGACCCAGGCCGGCGCGATGCCCTTGTTTGCGGCGATAGCGGCCTCGGCGGCTCGCTTGAAGCCCTCGCCCAGCTCGCGGGCGCTGGCTGTGCCGCTGGCCGTCAAGGTGTCGTAGGCCTGCTTCGCGTCCGCGGCGGTCTTCTTCAGCTCTGCCTCGGATGTGACACCCAACTGTTTGAGCGCCTCGCGCACGCTGTTGATGCCTGGCGTGGCCTGGTCCAGCGCGTCTTTCAGCGCGACGGCCTTGTCCCGTGCCTGGTCGAGCAGCCCATCGGTGATCTTGTCGCCGAGCACCTTGCGCATCTGCTCGATGCGGCCACGCAGGCTGTCGATCGCGGCTTGACCATCTGCGGTGTTGATCGCCTTGGTGAACGATACGGCGAGCACGCGGCCGGTGTCGACGCCATCGGCTTTGAGCTTGTCTAAGCTGGCGATGATTGCCTCGGTGTCATTGATCGCACTGCGAGAAGCAGAGCCGATACGGCCCTGAAGCACCTCGTATTCCAGGCCCGTGCGACGAACGGCTTCCCGCATGACGTCGTCCATGACCTGCGCGACGCGCTCGCCCTCACGAGTGGCTGCAGACATGGCACTTTCGAGTCGTTGCCGAAGGTCACGAATGACGTCTTCCGAAGCACCCGACTCGATGGCCTTCTTGAGCTGTGTGCTCAGCTTCAACGCCTCTTGAGCGGCTGAGGCAAAAGCGGCTCGAGCCAACACCTCGAACTTCGCTAGGTCTTTCCCACTAAGAGCTTCCGCCCAGGCGGCGCGGAACTCGCTGGCTGATATCTTTCCATCGGCCACCAGCTTGTCCAGCGTGGACGAAAAGTCCCTGATTCCCTGGACCTTGCCGAGATCGAAGTTCTCCGTGATTTTCTTGATAGCGTCTGCGGACGATGTGCCGGCCTTCGTCAGCACGTCGAACTCCGCTACAGAGGAGCGCGCGGCCTTTGAAAGGTCGAATTGGCGATCGACGGCCACCTGGATCGCTGCTGCCAAGCGCGCGCGATCAGCCGCCGCCTCCTTGGCAATGTCCGCCTGCAGCTTCTCGGCGCGTGCCAATTCCTCCGTGCGGTCCTTGTAGCCCGCCAGCTTGGCAGCGCTCTCCCCGATCCACGTCCCGATGTCCCTGAAGTTGGCGACGATGCCCACCAGCGTGAAAGTGCGCAGGGTCGCCAGGATGGCGGCAAAACGGCCCACGCCGGCAGCGGCCGTCGCGCCGGCAGTGCCCGCTGCCACCATTTGCGCGTTGCTGGCCGCCACGGCGGATGCAGCTGCCTGCGCCGCTGTCCCGATGCCCAGGAAGTGCTGCGCCAGGCGCAGCGCGATGAACGCTGCCGTCGCCTGCCCCGCATCGATCAGCAGGCCCGCGATGGTGCGCAGGTTGCTCGACACCGCGTTGATGGCCGTCGCAGCCGCCGCGCTCGCGCCCGTGGCCTTGTCGGTCTCGCCTACGTACAGCGTCCACTGCGTCGAGAGATCCTGCAGTGCCCGGCCGACCGTGGGCGGGAGCTTCGAGAACTCCGTGGCGACGGTCTGACTCTGGCCCTGCAGTGCCTTGATGACCGTGTCGCTGGTGAGCAGCCCGGCCTCGGCCATCTTGCGCAGCTCGCCCGTAGTGACGCCCAGGCCGTCCGCAAGCGCGCGCGCAAGCCGCGGGGACTGCTCCATGACGGAATTGAATTCGTCGCCGCGCAGCGCGCCGCCCTGCAGGCCCTGCACCAGCTGCGTGATTGCGGCGCTGGAGGCCTGGGCGCTGGCCCCGCTCAGTTGGATGGCCTGATTGATCGTCTCGGTGAGCGCCAGGCTCTGCTTCGTGGCCGCGGCGGTATTGAGGCCCGCATCCTTGCCGGCCTGCGTCAGGCGCGTGAACAGCACGCCCGTCTCCTCGAGCGCGCTGTGGGTGCGCAGAGCCACCTCGGTGACGCCCTGCCAAGACTTGGCGAAGTTCTCGTTCTCCCCCGTGACGAGCTTGATCCGCCCCTGCAGGTTGTTGACCTGGTCGGCCGTCGCCGCGAGATCCAGCGCCATCGCTTTGAAGCCCTGAATGCCCTGCAGCGCGACGTAGAAGCTCTGCAGACGCGCGAGCTGCTGGCTGATCGACTCGACCCCCTCACCGATCTGGCGATGCGTGCGGGTCATGGATGCGCCAGCGTTGGCCGCACCGGTAGCCGCCTGTTGATGGGCGGGCGCCAAGTCTTGCACGGCGTCGCGCACCGCCGTCACCTCCTGCCGCAGGCGCTGCTGGGCGTCGCGTGCGTTTTGGCCCGACACGCCGAACTGCTGCAGAGAGGCCTGAGCGCGGGCAACCGCCTCGCCTTCTTGCGTGAAGGCGACCCGGGCGGTGTCCACCGCTGTCTGCAGGCGCTGCTGCGCCGCGGCTTCCTGGGCCGTGGGCGGCCCCATCGCGGTGATCTGCCGGCCGTAGTTGGCCGCCTCGGTCTCCGCGGCCTTGAGCGCGCGGCCCGCATCACGCGCCTTGTTCTGCAGCTCCAGGAACGCGGTGATCGCCTGGTCCTGGTCGGCCAGTTCGCGCAGCCGCGCTGCGGCCCCCTGGGCCGACTTGGCCAGGTCGCCCGTGAGCACCTTGGCGACGTCGTCCAGATCGTCGGCCAGGCCCGTGATGGACTCCCGGCCCGTCACGCCCACCTTCAGTTCTGTCGAGATTTGCCTATCCGCCATGTTTTCCTACAATGCGGACATGCCGCGTTTTATCCTCTTCCTGCTCTGCATCGCGTTCCTTGCCGCTGCCGGTGGGCTGGTGACCATCGGAATGGCGCTCGGCCTGGTGGTCTGCTTCGCGCTGGGCGCATGGGTTACGCTGCTGCTGGCGCGCATGTTTTCCAGCTCGCCATGACAGCTACTGTCTCGCGCGACGGGCAAAAAAATAAGGCCGACGTATGTCGGCCTTTGCTTTTGGGGGAGGAGGAAACGCGCTGCGTTTAAACCGTGCGCACGCGGTAGTACCGGCTGATGCCGTCCCCGGTCTTGGTGTCGTCCTTGAGCACCGCGCCCGTCACGGGCAGGCTGGCGAAGCCCTTGTCCGCCAGCAGCCCGATGGCCGAGGCCACACCCTGGCTGGCGCGCCAGATCTCCACGATCTTTGCCTTGCCGTCGTCCGCCTCGTTGAGCCCCTCGAAGATCAGCTCCAGTTCCTTGGCCTTGGTGGTCAGGGCCTCGATCACGGCGTAGCTGCCATACGTGTAGGCCAGCTTGACCTGGTCACCATCGGCCAGGCCGGCGGCCTCGGGCAGGATGAAAACACCGGCCGGGCGCACTTCGTAAGTGCCGGTGGCGGACACCACAGTGCCCACGGTCGCATACGTATAGGACACCCAGAAGCCAGTGCCGTCGACCACGTCGGTGGCGTTCGCGGCCACTTGGATGCCCCCGGCCACCACGGTGTAGTTGCCCGCAGCCGTGAGCGGCGTAGCGCTGGCGACGCTCGTCCCCATGCGCACGGTCACGCCCGTTGCCGGCGCGGACGTCAGGTGCGCGAGCGGCACCAGAGCGCCCTTGGTGACGTTGAGGTGCTCCTCGTCGGTCACCGTGGCAGTGCCTGCAGCCGTGCCCTTGGTCACCACCACGTCTTTCGGGTTGATGTGCTCGGTACGCAGCAGGCCTCCACGCATCACGGTGTGGGCCTCGTTGCTGGCCGAGCCGGCTTCCACCCCACGCACCGTGCCCAGCATGGCCCGGGCCTGGTTGGTCACGTTGAGGTCCGCGAGCTTCATGCTGATTTCGACCTCCTCCACGCGGCGCATCTCCGCGTGCGTGCCGCCGCCCAGGGCCGTCATGTCCGGCTGCTTGATCACGTTTTCCTTGTGCGTCAGCTCCAGCTCGAGCACGTTGCCCAGCGGCATGGGGAGCTGCGTGGAGCCGCGCTCACGGGCGTAGACCTGGCCCACCAGAGCGGTGGGCGAAAAGATGCGTTTGATGATCTGGGATGAGGAAGCCATGGTTCAGTCCTTCGGGGTTGCAATGACACCGGCAGCACGCAGCCACCGGGCGGTTTCGGGGTGCACCAGCAGCTCGGTGCCAGCGGGCCTTTTCTTGCCCTGGTGTTCGTGCTCGCGAGCCAGGACCACGCGCTCCGGCTCCGCGGCCGGCGGGGGCGCCGCCTGCACCTTCCTCCGTGGCCTCATGGTCGCCTCCATTCGGCCCAGTTGCGGGTCTTGAGGCGCAGGGCGGCGCTGTGACACAGCACGCCCGCGAAGTACACCGGCCCCGCGCTCTCGACCTGCACGCCGCGCTCATCGGCGACGCTGGAGCCCAGCAGGCCAGGCAGACCCAGGGAGCCGTCCACGCGCACCGCATCGCGCATGCGCTCGATGAGGTCGTCGAAAATCAGCTCGCTGCTGATCGCGTCCCTGAACGCGAGGTAGCCGCGCACCAGCCAGGTGTGCTCGTTCAGGATGCGACCGTTGGTGTTGACCTCGGCCGTGGCCGTGCGCCGGATGTACCAGCCCCGGATGTGCGGGGCTGCGGCGAAGGCATCGGCGGCCGGGTCGGCGTGCGTGTAGAGGTAGGCCGTTTTAAAAGCCTCCTCGCCCTCCGCAAAGCGTTCGCAGGCGTGCACCACGCCAACGGCAGGCACGGCCTGCAGGACGGCCTGCAACGCAGAGCGCGACTCGGCCAGGGTGTTCGGCATGCTCACGAGGCGGTCCCTTCGAGATACTTCGCGACCCGGTCGGCCGCACGTTCAAACATCGCCACGATCTGCCCTTCGGTGGCCTGCGCAGCGCGCGCCATAGGGCGCTGCGCGGGGGTGCCCTTTTCGGCGATCTTCCGGGCCACCAGGAAGGCCACGCGCTTGACGTCCTTGGGCTCGCGGATGCCCAGCACCGCACGCACCCAGGGCTCGATGGCGGCCACAGGCGGCATGTGCGGGCGCGTGCCCAACTCCACGAACAGGGCAGACGGCTGGCTGCTGCCCACGATGCCCAGCACGCCCGCGGGCGTGCTCGCCACGTCGCTGGTGATACTGGCCGCCGTGATGCCCGAAACGCGCGCCATGCGCTCCTGCCACTCGCGTTGCAGCAGCAGAGTGGCCTCCGTCATCGCAGAGAGGAGCACTTGGTCGGTGTACTCGGGCGCCTCGCGCAGCCCCCGCACGAACGACTGGAGCGAGCCCATGTTGATCGACAGGTTCACAGCAGGCCTCTCCTCACCAGGCTGTAGCGCGGGTTGCGCGACGGCCAGCTCACGACCGCGGCGGCCGCAGCGCCGGGCGCGCTCGCCGTGCCACCAGCCTTGAAGGGGTCGGGCAATCCAACCCCGGCGAAGTACGCCGTGCGCAGCTCTCGGGCACGATCCGCGAACTGGCGGGCGCGGGACTCGGTCATGCTCGCATCCGAGCCCATCGCGGCCTCGCGCTGCGCGCTGTAGTGGGTGGCGAGCTGGTGGCACAGCAGGTGGGCTGCGTACTGCGCCACCGGCAATCGGTGGCGGGCTGGGATGGTATCGGCCGTGGCAGACAGCTCGTGCTCGGCCATGATCGTCACGCGCACCTCCGCGCCGGCCGGCACGTAGGTCGCCGCGAGGAGCTGCGTCCCGGATGGTCCCAGGTAGGCAGACACGTCGATCAGCGACACCGGATCGCGGCCGATGGGGTACTCGGCCGACTTGATCCAGGCGTGCTCCGTCCAGGCCGTGGGCTTGGGGCCGACCGAGTCGGGCAGCCAGGTCAAGTCCTCGGGCAGCGCGCGAGGGTGGTCGCTGCTGTACTGCAGCCGCGCGGCCTCCAAGGCGCGCACTCGGACCTCGGGCGCCAGGATGGAGCCCTGGTCTCGGGCGAGGTCGTCGAGCAGCGCAGTGATGTCGGCCAGGGCCATGAGGGTCGGTGCTTGGGAGGTGGTCGGCGGGGTTGGCAAAGGCTCCGCTGGAGGGCAGCGCCTTTGCCAACCCACCCCGGATGGGGCGGGTCGAAGGAAGGCCGATCAGGCCACCACGGCCTTGGTGAAGGCGCGGTAGTCGGTGACCGCGCCGCCGTAGATGTGGCGGATCTTGTAGGTGAGCTTGTCGGCCGCGAACATGGAGCCCACGGTCGGCGAGTCCTGTACGAACAGCTCGGGCTCTTCGCGGCCATCCAGGAAGCCCAGCTCGATGCCGGGGATGTCGGCCGGGTCGGCAGCAGTGCACCAGTCGTTGGCATCAGTCCAGTACCACACCGGGATGATGTTCATCACCAGCGACTGGATGAACGTCTTCTCGTTGTTGGTCGCCAGGCGGAACAGGTCCACGGCGGCTTCCTGCAGCTCGACGGGCACGACCAGGCGCGTGGGCGTGATGCCGATGCGGTCGTTGCTCGACAGCTCGCTCTGCTTGAGCATCGCCAGCCGGTGAGCGGCGAGAGACGTCTTGTCCAGCCCAGCGGTGAACAGGTTCCCGTGGTCGGCGTGGAACAGCGCCTTGCCGTCGTAGATCACGGGGTTGGAGCGCAGGAAGTCGAACGCGAACTTGGCGAGCGTGCGCTTGGCGGCGCGTGAGAGCTTGGTGGGGATGCGGCGGACGGTGCCCACGTCGTCGTTCTTGATCATCTCGAGAGTCAGCTCCTCGATGCCCCCGCGCTTTTCGGCCTTGTACGTGGCCTCTTCGTCGGTGGGGCTCGTGAGCGGCAGGTAGTCGGCGCCCTCTGCCACCTTGGGCAGATCGCCGTAGCCACCCCAGCGCGTGCGGTGCTGCACCCGGAAGTCGCTCACGGGCACCACGTTGACCACCTGGCGCCAGCCGTCGAAGTCCACCGCGGAGCGGTACTCGGCCAGCATGCGCCGGGTGATGCTGTCACCCAGCACCTGGTCGAGCGTATCGGAGCCGAGCGACTCGGCCAGGCGAGATCGGTCGCAGTCGCGCACGCGGCCGGTGACCAGGCGGTCGCCCGTCATCTCGATGTAGCACTCCTTGATGGACTGCACCCGACCGTGATCCTTGTGCTTGGGGTCCCAGAACGCGTCGAGCATCTCCCGCATGGTCAGGCTGCGGTCGCCCACCTGGATGGAGCCCTCGCCGAACAGCGGCACACGCACGGCGCCGCTCTCGGTCATGCGTGCGATGTAGTCGCCCTCGGCCTTGATCAGCTCGCCCACTGCGGCCTCGGTCAGCCGGTCAGCGCCCGCGGTCGCGATCTGCGTCTGCAGGCGATCTTTGGCGACCTGCGGGAGCTTGGCCGCGGTGATGCGATCGCGCGCAGCGCCGCGCAGCTCGAACACCTGCAGATCGGCCCGCGTCAGCGGCGCGTCCTGCGCTTCTGCGACGCGGTGGGTGCCGGGCTGCGGCACCAGGGGGCCGCACACGGCTTCGTAGAGCTGGGTCACTTCGTCGTCGGTGGCGGTCTCCACGTTCACGGCGGCGTGCTTCACCGGGTCTTTGGCCTTGATGGCCTCCAGCATGCGTTGCTTCCAGAGAGGCATTGCGTTTCCTTGAGAGTTGATCGAATCGGTGGCGGCTTCTACGAGGCGATCCAGGCCGCCACCAGCGCCCGGCTCGACGATCAGATCGACGGAGTCCACCTTCAGGAACTTCACTGCCTCGCGCAGCTGCTCGGCGCCCGCCTTTCGCGGCTTGGTGCGCGCGGTGGCGTCGATGGAAAGGCCCAGCAGGCTCTGCATGCCGCGCTTGACGGCCTCGGTCATCTTCATGACCGCGGCATCGCTGGGGTTGAGTGGCTTGAACGTGCCCACCAGAGCGCCCGTGTCGGGCGTCTGTCCTTCCACGAAGCGCACGCCGTAGATGCCGCCGATCAGGTTGCGGACGTCCTTGCCCTTGCCGGCGATGTGATCGGCGTCCGACTTGGCGAACACGCGTACGCCATCGAACATGGATGCGGCCTCGCGCAGCGTCGCATCCGGGTAGTAGTTGCGGTTGCCGCTGCGGCCTGCTCGGATCAGCGTGACCTCGATGGAGCCATCCTTGGCTTCGCAGAACTGCGCGGTGACGTCCTGCCCCACAGCCTCGCGCACGGCCGCAGCGGTGGCCGGCGCCGCAGCAGGCGCTGATGCCGCACCCACGGGGTTGTATTCGGCGACCACTTCGGCAGCGTCACCAACCGCGACGGTGTTGTCCTGGGCGATGGTGTAGGGGTAGCTGTAGAGCCGCCCCTTGTAGCCGACCACGACGCGCTCGGGCCAGATGCCGCGCACGTCCACGTAGTAGTCGCTGTTGGCCGTCAGGCGCAGCTTGTCGCGCACGGCCTGCCGCACGAGGTCGATAAGCTGGCCGTACTCGGTCGTGACGGCCTCGGTGAGGCGCGCATAGCCGGTGCCGGCGGGCAGGAGCTTGATCATCGCGCCGCGGCTTCCGCATCGAGGCTGGAGAGCTTCGCGCCGTCGCGCGTGACGACCACGACATGGGTGCCATAGTCGCGGAAGGACAGCACCTCATCGGCCTTCACGGCCACGCGCTTTTCGCGCGCCTGCGTGACGGGCTTTCCGTCTTCGCCTTTGGCCTCGACGCGCTCGACCACCTTGCGCTGTACGCGCTTGGCGGCCTCGGCGTAGGTCAGTTCTTTGAGTGCGGCCGGCTGCTCGGCCGGGCTTTTGGTATCGGACATGCATCACTCCATCCAGGTAGGCCGCACAGGCGCGGCGGCGGTGGAGTGACTGTGCCGGGGGGGCACCAAAAAACTAAGGCCGACATGCGTCGGCCTTTCATATACCCACTTTTATTAATTGAAACTAGAGCCCCGCACACATGTTATCAACTGCCTTCATGCACTCGGCCACACGGTCCCCGTTCACATACACGTCATCTCCATGCACCTTGTAGTAGCCTTGAGTCAATTTGGACAACGGCTTCCCTAGATGAGCAGCGACAACTCCTGCAGTGTTGAAGTCTCTCAGAGCGATTGAGAAAGACGCGCGGAATTCCTCCAGATTTTTCGGCGGAATCTGCCTAGGAACAAAGTACCCCGGGTGCGTTTGGTAAGCCTTGTAGAGCGTATCTGAAGTGGCATCAGAAAGCGCCTCGAATGCTCTAGCAGCCCCCCCGTGCTGCGTCAGCCGATTTCCGACAACCACATGAATTTGTGGGATTGGCAAACCATGAGCATGCGCTTGGACAGCATAGGTCCAAGCTCCGTAAATAGGATGAGGCGGCGTTTGACCATGAAGCAAGATCAACATTGCATTCACCGCTACGCGCGAGGAATCATCCGCATTGACCGGCGTGATCAGCCGAGTTGCAGCCGAGACAGCCAACTCTGTGTAAATAGCGAAGCTTGGATTGGTATCAATAAAAACCATCCAGTCCGACGCATCTGCTTTTTCTACCGAAGCTATGAAATTCTTGAAGATCGAGTGAATCCAGTTCCAAGGTTTGCTAGAAGGCGTAAGGGCTGGAGCTGCTGCTGCCTGAGAAATGGCAGGAGACATCGGCTCCAAATTGCCATCGCCGCATAGAAGAAAAATGTTCCCGGGCAACGAACTGTTGTAGCTCGAGGCCTGCACGATGAAGTCAGCAGGCTTGGGTAGCGGAGCCCCAGCACCTTGCGCGATGACAGTGCTGAGATATCCAACTACTGTCTTAGGAACCGGTTGTGTACAGAGGTTGAGCACGCTGTTCTCCCCGCCTACACCACCTCCGAGCAACATCATGCTGGAGTTGGACTGCGGACAGAGATCAATCACGAGCACCTTTTTGTCCGGATTCAACTCTGCATACCGAGACGCGGCATGAAAGGTGATCGTGCTCTTGCCGACCCCACCCTTGTTGTTCCAGACTGCATAACTTTGAATGACCGCCATAGATCCATCCCTCTTCTTTGCTGTGGTAGGCCAGTCTATCAGCTTCGGATGCTTTTAAACGCCTTTTAAAACCTTCGTGAAGGCCCGATAGTCCCGGCCTTAAGGGGGAGGTGGCGGCATCCCTCTTTAAACGATCTAGCGAAGTACAGTTCATTCCTTCCGACGTCCGGCCTTTTTAGCGGACTGGTCCAAAGAAGCCTTGCGGCCATCGAGCTGCAGCTCGCGCTGGGTGAAAGGCTTGGCTCCCGGCGTCATCACCTGCCAGCTCTTCATCCAGGGGATCGAGATACAACCGCAGTTGATCACCTGTTCCGCCGGCGCCTTGGGATCGTGCGGGCACGACATCATGTCGAAGCCCCCGCCCGGGTTGGGCACCTTGAAATCCTTGCCGGCATCGACAACCTGGCCGTCCATGAGGTCGTGGGTCCACCGGCTGTGGATCTTGCCGCTGCGCCGCCACTGCTTGCCCAGGCCCGGCACCAGCGGCGCGGCTTGTGCCAGGCGCTCTTTGCCGGCTACGGCGAAGACCTGGCTGACGCTGGTGTGCACGATGGTGGTCGCGCGCCGGTCCGTCTCGGCGCCCAGGATCGACTGCACCGCCTTGATCGCCTCGAAGGGCGTCTGCGTGCCGATGGTCACCAGGCCGAGCTGGCGGCCGATCCTGCTGGTCGCCTCGGTCCCGACATCCTTGAGCCGCAGCCGGCCGAAGGCCTGCATCTGCTTGAGCACGCCCACATCCAGCGCGGCCAGGCGCATCTCCACGGCGTGCCCGGCGGCCCCGAGCGGCTTGTCCACCAGGTCTTCGCCTTGGCGCCATCCATCCTGCATGCGCAGATCGAAGGCGATCCCGGCACGGCCTGTGGAGGCCTGCAGGATGTCCTCGATCTGCCCAAGGAGGCGCTGAAGTTGCCACTGCTGCCAGTCGCTGGGCATGCCCGCGAGCACGCCAAGGATCTGCGCGCGGGCATCCGCCAGGGTCTGCAGCACCTGCGCCTGCCCCGTCAGCAGCAGCTTGGCACGCTCGGCCAGGCGCTCGCGCAGGGCGGCCTCGAAGTTCTTTTGCTCGGGTGTCGCCATGGTGGTTAAAAGAGCCCGGCAGGCTCGGCCTGGTAGTCCCAGTTGTAGATGACAAGTTCACCGCGCTCGACGCGGTTGGCGCCGCCTCCCACGGTGTAGTCGAGGGTCAGCGCCTCCATCGCGTACCCCGCGAAGCACTCGCGGATCGCCGGGTGATCGTTGATGCTGACGATGGCCTTGCCCTGGATCGCCTTGAGCTTGGCGGCCATCAGCTCATACTGCGCCCACTCGAAGGGCACGCCATACCCTTCCGTTTCCCAGTACGGGGGGTCCAAGTAGAAAAGGCTGTGAGGCCGGTCGTAGCGGTCGACGCACTCGGCCCAGTCGAGCTGCTCGATGTAGGTGCCGCCCGCCAGGCGCAGATGCGCAGCAGACAGCGACTCCTCGATCCGCAGCAGGTTGATGGCCGGCGCCGTGGTGGCGGTGCCGAAGGTCTGGCCCGCCACCTTGCCCCCGAACGACTGCTGCTGCAGGTAGAAAAACCGCGCGGCACGCTGCACGTCGGTCAGCGTCTCGGGCCGCGTTTCCTGCAGCCACCGGAACACCTGACGCGAGGTCAAGGCCCATTTGAACTGCCGCACGAACTCCTCCAGGTGGTGTGTCACCACTCGGTAGAGATTGACTAGGTCGCCGTTGACGTCGTTGAGCACCTCGACGTCTGCGGGGTTGCGCGCGAAGAACACCGCAGCGCCGCCCGCGAAGACTTCGACGTAGCACTTGTGCGCCGGGAAACGGCTCAGGAGGAGGTCTACCAGGCGGCGTTTGCCGCCGATCCACGGGACGATAGGGAATGCCATGTTTGCAAGCCTTTTAGCTGTTTAAAAGTCTGGTAGGCTCAGCGCGCTCTCGCGAGAGTGGCGGGCCTTGCCGGCTTGCAGCGTGTTCTGCAGGTTGGGGTTCTGGAGCGGTGTGACAGCACAGTTCCAGGGTCGCCCGTCTTTTTTCTATTCCTGGCCCTGGCCTTGGGCCTGTTCCGCGTGCGGATCTGCGCCTGATTTGAAGACGTCCTCAGCAGCGCGGGCTCGCTTGCGGTCATCGCGCTCTTTCCGCGCTGATTTCAGCTCCGTCTTGGCGTCGAAGTCCTGCCCGAATCGCTGCGCCACGTCCGCCACGATCTTGAGCCCGGTCTCCTCCGTCAGCAGGCCGGCCTCGATCATCAGGATGACGGAGGAGGCCACCGACTGCATCGCGGCCGCGAACTTGGTGACGTCGCGATTCAGCAGCTCGGGGAAGACCGCCGTGACCTGCCATTCGTCGCTGGCCCAGTCGGGTGTCTCGCCGCGGGCCTGAGCCTTGCACCACAGCACGTAGCGGCCGATCTCTTCGAGCATCAGCTTGAGCACGCTCTGCCGCATGCTGTACATCTTGAAGGTGGGCTCGCCCATCTCCGTGGCCGCTGCGCGGTTCACATCCCCGCCGCCGCCGAACCAGTGTTCCGGCGTGGTGCTGCCTCCCAGCACATGGTTGCGCAGCAACCGCGCGCTCTGGGTGGTGTCCGCTGCCTGCAGATCGGGCGTCTTGGCCTCCAGCTTGACCGTGTCGTTGTGGACAAACGTGCTGTTGGGGCCGGGCGGAACGAACGTCTTCTCGAACTTCGTGACAGCCGCCTCGTCGGCGCCGGTCATCGTCACATCCCACACGAACGAGCGCAGGTATCCGATGCGATCCAGCTCGCTGAAGAGGAAGTCGTCATAGGCGTCCAGCCAGTCCATCTGGCCCAGCAGATCGCTGCGGCCTCGGCTGCCGCTGGGCAGCTTGTTGACCTGGTAGAGCAGGCAGTCGCCGTCCGCGAAGTCCTCAGTTCGGATGCGCACAGTGTTAGCGTCGAAGAGCTTGTCGTCGTCGCCGAGCACGATGACGCGGTACTTGTACACGCGGCCACGGCTGTCTCGCTTGGTGACCACGCCGATGGGCTGCTCGGGATTCGCGGGGTCGTTGACCACGGTAGCGATCTGACGAGGGTCCAGGTACCCGAGGCGGACGAAGCCGTCACCATCGCGCACATGGGCGATGTAGCACTGCTCACCGTGCAGGCTGTAGGCCCGCACGCGCGACTGCAGCTTGAGCGGCCAGTTGTTGATGGGGTCCGACCAGAAGGCATTGAGCAGCTTCTGGTGCTCCTCATTCTTGCACTGGAGCGTGACCCCCTCCGCGAGCAGGTAGGCCAGCGGCAACTCCACCAGGCGGTTGGCGAGCAGGTTGCTCTGCCACAGGTACTCGGCGAGCTTCTGCATGCGGTCCTGTGCCATGGGCGCCAGGTCGCGGTCGTTCATGCTGGCGAGGTCACCACCAGACAGGCGCCGCCAGTTCTCGCCATCGCCCTGGCCCTGGGCAGATGCCGCCTCACGCACCGGGCGCGCGGCCTCATGGGCGGCCGTAGCCACTGGCTCGAGCTGCACTCCGGCCCATGCCTTAAATCGGTCCCACATGCGCATGCTCAGGCCTCCGCAGCCAGCTCTGCGCCCACCAGGGCGAGCGCCAACTGGCCGTGGTCGTTGTGGTGCAGTACCACCTCGCGCAGCTTGGCAGCGGCCAGCTCCACGCCCTGGCGGTCGGCTTCGGGCAGGCCTGCGATCGTGCCGCGGATGATCAGCAGGGTATGTTGCTCTTCGGTCATCGTTGCTTCCGGAACATGCGCGCCGCCTGGCGCGCGTAGCGCTCTCGCGCGGATTGGGGTTGGCGGGAGCTGCCGCCCTGAGCGGCTGCAGCCATGCCACCCGTCACGGCCAGCATCCACAGCATCTGGACCATGTCGGGGCCGTCGTCGTGATCGGCCTTGGGGAAGTGGCGGAACTGATCGATCAGCGTGGTCTGGCTGCTGTGCAACCGGAGCAAGCCGTTGTGCATGTGCGGCTGCAGGCTCTCGATGCGCAGCAGCTTGTCGCTGATGGGAATCAGGCCTCGCGCCGGCACGGGCACCCCGAGCAGCGCGCTGCGCTTGACCAGCTCGGTGCGCAGGAATTCCTGGAACTGGACGGACTCGAAGCCCCACACGACGCAGCCGTACTCGCGCTGCATCTCGATCACATCGCTGATGATCCGGTCGGGCACGCGCTTCTTGATGGCTGCCTCGACCACATCCAGCACGCCCGTTTCCCGGTTGTAGCCGCCCACGCCAATCGCACTCGGATCGCGGCTGTTCCCTGCCCTTCCCAAGCTGGGATCGCAGGCACCGTAGAAGACCCACTCGGCCGCGCGGTTGACCCAGAAGCGGATGCTGTTGGCGAACGGAGCATCCTCGCCGGCCACCGGATCGTTCTGCTGCTCGCTGTCGAAGGCTGCGTGCCCTTCGCGCGCACGGCGGATCATCAGCTTGACCAGCGGGCGCAGCGCGGGCCAGCTCACCACCGCGCCCTTGTCCATCTCTGCCTGGTGCTGGCGGTACAGCGCCATGGCTTCGGCCTCGCCGCGCTGCGGCGTGTCAGCGCCCAGCAGCAGCCCCTCGAACTGCTCCCACAGGTGCATGTTCTCGGGCCAGTTGATCACGGCCTTGAACACCTTCTTGTTCCACAGCGGATTCTTCAGAAACCGCGCGAGCACCGAGTCGTAGTGCAGCACCGTGCCCACCAGTATGGCGTGCATCGAATCGTCCGGCGGCCCCAGGTTGAGCACGCTCGCGGTGACGAACTTCTGCAGCTTGTCGCGCTGGGCCGGCGTGGTGACGTTCTCATCGTTCTCGATGTCATCCATCACGGCCAGGTCGGGGCGATGGGCACCATGGCGGCGGCCCCGGATCTTCTTGGCCGAGCCGAAGGCTTCCACCTTGCGGCCGTTGCGTGTGACGATGACGCCCGCTCGCCAGACGCGGCCCTGACCGCACGCCTCGGGGAAGTCGCCCGCGATGCGCGGGTTGGCCTCCAGCTCCGCCTTGATGGCCTCCAGCATTTCCGCCGCCTGCTCGAAGGCGTCCATCACGATGATCGGATACCAGAGCTTTTCCGTGACCACGCACCAGGCCACGAAGCTCATGCTGATCTTCGTGGACTTCGCCTCGCCGCGGGGCGCGGCCAGCGCATCGCGCTGGCCCGAATTGCTCGCGATGATCTCGGGCAGGCGCTTGTAGAGGTAGAGGTGCAGCGCGCTGGGCTCGGCGCGGCCGTAGTGCGGGAAGTAGTTGCGGTCCCAGTATTCGTAGCCGCTCACCGGATCGCAGACCTTGCGGCGCCGATCGGCGATGGCCTCGGGGCTCATGTCCCAGCCGTCGAGGTTTGCGTCGATCTGGCGGCGCAGGCCATCGGCGAGCGACGCCAGGTCAGCCAGGAATTGCTTGGGGCTCTTCGCCATGTCAGCGCACCTTCGCGAGTTCTTCGCCGAAGGGCTCCAGCATCTCGGCCACGGCCTGCAGGTGCTGCGGGAAACGCGCCTGTGCGAACGTGACGAAGCGCTGCAGCACGTCGATCTGCACGGCCTGGCGGTCGAGGTCGGGCGCGAGGCGTTTGAAGGACGCCATCGTCTTGTTGAACGAGTCGGACATGCTCGCGAGCGTCTCCGCCCGATCCCGCGCGCTCATGCCGGTGGCCTCGCGCAGCTGGTCCATGGTGGCCTGGTGCTGCACCAGGTAGTCCTCCAGCAGCTTCTTCGAGAGGCTGGCGAAGTTGTCGTCGCCCAGGGCCACGGCGGCGCGCACGGTGTCCCAGTCGTCGCCCTTCTCGAGCGCCTCGGACTTCCACCTGTTCGCCGTGCTGCGCGGCACGCCCAGCTTCTTGCAGGCGGCCTCCATCGGCAGGCGCTGGTAGATGTACAGCCCGCGTAGCTGGGTGCGTTTCTCCTGCGCGTGTGCCATTACTGACCCAGGCCTCCGCGGCCCAGCCACTGCTTCACGCCTTCGATCGCCAGAGCGATGCCGATCGACACTGCGGAGCCGCTGATGGCGCCCGCCACAGCCGCCTTCTGTTCGACCACGCGCAGCCGCGCATCAATGGCGTTGTGACGCTCCTCCTGCCGCTCCTCGGCGCGGTCCATGCGCAGTTCGTTGGCCTTGTGGCGCTCCTGCTGGCGGGCCTCCGACTGCTCCATGCGCTGTTCGTTGGAGCGGTGACGCTCTTCCTGGCGCGACTCCATCAGATCCATCCGGCGCGTCTGCTGCTCCAGGCTGTTCTGCAGCGACTGCACCATGCCGTGGATCTGGCCGAGCAGCAGCAACTCCTGTTTCCTGTCGTCGGGCTTTGTGGTGGGGTCGCTCATTGGGGGCGGCTTTCTGGTGTGGATTGGATGAAGTCGATCAGGGCGCGGTACCGCTGCCGGTCGTCGGCGCAGCTGCGCGCGTTGGCGCGGTGGTTGGCCCAGGCATCGTCGAGCGTGAGGCCGGAGTCCTCGGCACAAGCAGCGTCGGCTCCCTCGGTGGCTGCAGCAGCGCCGCAGGCACCTGCAGGCGCGTCCGTGCTGGTGAGGGCGCCGTTCCACACCCGGACAGCAGCCAGGGTGAGATGAGGCACAGCAGCATCAGGAGCAGTAGGTAGCGGCTCGCCCCTCGACGACGCGGCCGGCGCTGGGGTAGCTGGGCTGCTGTCTGCGCCGGCAGCGCTTGCAGGTGCAGGCCGATATACCACGAGCGGATTGCGTTTAAGCAGCGCCTGGTAGCGGAGGTCGAGGGCGTCATAGCGGTCTGCCTGGTCACGGTGGTCTTTGAGGTAGGTGGAGGTGGCGGTGTCGGCGCGGCGGGTTTCTGCTTCGAGCGCCTTCTGCGCGGCCTCACCGTCTCGGGCCTTGCGCGCAGCCCATGCGTTATCTGCGGCCTTGTGGCCCCAGCGGTAGCCCGCGCCGATGAGAGCCAGCGCGAGGACGAGGGCGATCAGGAGGCGGGTTGCCATGGCATCGGCCTCAGTGCGGCAGTTGCCCGACCGCCCACATGGCGGCCAGGCCGAGGGCGCAGGCCCCGATGACGAGTGCCCCGGCGAGGGCCTGCAGCGTGCGCATCGCGGCGGCCCTCATTGCTGGGCCTCCATGCAGTTCTTGTGGCGCTCGAGCTGGCGCGTCCAGACACCGCGGCACACCTTGTTGCCGGGGGTTGCGCAGTCGAATTCCCAGCGCAGCGGACGGCCCTGCGCGTCCTGCTTGCTCACGACCCAGCCGGGGCCTTCCTTGCGCGAGCTGGTGAGCTTGCGGTACGCGAGCATTTCGTCGCAGGCCTGCACGTAGTTGCCGGCGAGCAGCTCGCGGCGCATGCCCGACGCGCGCCACGCCGCGGAGCCGTACTGGTAGACCCAGTCCATGTAGAGGTCGTATTCGGCCTGGTAGAGAGCCACGTCCGGCAGCGATGCGCGGAAAGCCTGCTCCTCTCGGCTGATGTGGGCCTGCGCTTTGATGAGGGCGCGAACGGGCGTAGTCGTATCGCCCGGTTTCACCGGGGAGCCATCTTCGTGGAACGTCGAACCGAACCCCACGGTGGACCGGTCTCCCTGCGTGGGGACGATGGCTTTTTCTGTGTAGCTCTCGTGCGTGACGATGCCGAGCAGGCCAGCGCTGGATAGCGTGAGCACGGCTGCGAGCTGGCGGCCAGAAATGCGGCCAAAAAGGCGACGAGGAGAGCGGGAATGCATGCCGCCACTGTCGCGGCAAGATTCCGAAAAACTAAGGCCGACATAGGTCGGCCCGAGCACTCGATATCGAGCGAACTACCTTATCACGCCGCCAACCTGGACGACAAGTCTGCGGCCAGCTGCACCCTCGCCATGATCGTAGGCATGCGCGTCAAGCAGGGCATCCCGCACGCCCGCGCTTGTAGATCTCCATCGCTGCTGCGGCCTCATCGAAGTCACTCTGCGCCAGGGTGCTACCGATGTTGAGCTCATTACGCATGAACGTGAGAAAGCCCTTCTCCGTGCTGCTCATACTGCGCAGCAATCCCGCTTTTCCAGCATCCAAGCAAGGGGGCACGGTGACCCCTTCAGTTTCGCGCCTGATGGCCTGCAGCGTGGCAACTGGCCCAGAGAGCGCGATGCGGCCCGTTGTCGATGCGACCTTCACCGCGTCGTCCCAACGCGCGACCAAGGTGTCCATGGCTTTCAGTGACGAGGCCAGCGCATCCTTCTGTGCTTGTTCCTGTGCTTTACGTTGCTCGAGCGCCTTTCGCTCCTCGTCGACCCGGGCCTGCTGGGCTCGCTTTGCCGCAGCCTCCTGCGCCTGCTGCGCGGCCACCCGCTCTCTGCTTCGGTGCTCGCTGTAGCGCCATGCGCCTATCACTGCTACTGCGATTGCCAGCAGCACCACCCAAACCACATACCCTCTCTGTGCGTCCCGGTTCATTTTTCCCTCTCTTTAAAAAAAGCACACTGAAAGCTCTCCCGCGTACCAACACGCGGCGGGCGTCCGTTCTTAGTTGAAGGTCACGCCACCCCACCGGACACGACCCAACACTGCAAAGTCTCGTTCGGCCTCCTCGTTGCCCGTGACTTCAAATGGTGCGTAGTCCTGGTTTGCGCTGCTCACACGCAAGACCTTGCCAGGCAACCGCTGCACGAACTTCAGCATGAGGGCGCCGTCGAGCCGAATCGCGTGGATGCCTTCTGCGCCCACATCGTTGGCCCGCCGATCTAGCAGGGTCGTGTCGCGTGATCTGAGGTACGGCTCCATCGAGTTGCCAACCACAGACACCAGCGCGAGATCGTCATGTGAGATGCCCAGCTCCTGACGGACGAATTTGACGTCGAACGGCCTCATGGCGATCACTGTCTCGACATCAGCAAACACGCCATGGCCGGCGGAAAGCTGGACGTCGAAGTGCGGGACGAACACATAGCTACCCACTTCAATGGCACGGATGCTCTTTGGCACGCTGGGCGTGGGCTCCTCACCCGTCAACAGCCATTGGACTTGGCACGAGCCCACCTCGGCCATACGCAAGAGCACGAATGCATCCGGCACTGTGAGCCCCCGCTCGAACTTGCCGACGGTGTTGATGTGCAGCTCCAGCCGACGTGCGAACTCCTCCCGTGTCAGGTTGCCGCGGCATCTGCGAATGCGGTCCCCCAGAGCCGACGCGTAGGTATCCCGCATCCCATCGGGAGAGTGTGATGCTGCACTTTTTAGTGTGTCCATGGACACATTAAAACATGCAGCCAAGTCGCCCCGCCGCACATAAATCAATCCCGTCCAGCTGACAAGCATTTTTTCGTGTGCCCAATAAACCTATACGTGTTCAAAGATGGTTGGCGCGCACACTCATTTGTGTTCATAATCATGACCATGGACACACAAAAATGTATGCAGCCCAAAGACTGGCACCCAGCCGACGTGAAGGCCGCACTTGAAAAGAGAGGTGTGAGTCTTCGGAAACTGGCGAAGACGCACGGCTACTCCCACTTTCAAAGGGTGCTGACAACCCACTGGTGGGCGGCCGAACAGATCGTCGCTGCGGCACTGGGCCTGCGCGCCGAAGAGATCTGGCCGAGCCGCTATGAGGTGTCCAGGGAGAGAGCGAAAAATCGGACGTCTGAAGTTGCCCCGGTTTGACGGACACCTTACGCTGTAGAGCAAGGAGTTCGAAATGGGCAAGACAAGGCCGCCGTATCCGGCGGAGTTCCGAGAGCAGATAGTGGAGTTGGTGCGAGCTGGGAGAACCCCAGCAGAGCTGGCTCGCGAGTTTGACGTGACCGCGCAGACCATTGCCAACTGGGTGGGTGCCGCTGGTGGTCAAGCGTCGCGAAGCCAGGCGACGGCAGGTGCGCTCACCGGGAGCGAACGCGAGGAGCTGGCCAGGCTGCGCCGGCAGTTGCGGCAAGTGCAGATGGAGCGCGACATCCTGGCAAAGGCTACGGCCTGGTTCGCCGCCAAGAGCGACAAGACGTTCACGCCGTCTTCGAACTCGTGAACGCGAACCAGGCCGACTTCCCCGTTCGGACGATGTGCCGGGTGCTGGGCGTGTCCCACAGCGGCTTCTACGACTGGCGGCACCGAGCGCCAAGCCAGCGCGCGATGGAGGACATGGTGCTCACCGAGCGGATCAGGCAGGTGCACGCCGAGTCCCGCGAGACCTACGGCCAGCCACGCGTGCGGGCCGAGTTGGCCGCACAGGGCGTGCGCGTCGCAGGCAAGCGGATCGCCCGCCTCATGCGCCAGGCAGGCCTGCAGGGGATCAGCAAACGACGGGCGACCACGGTGACCACGCGGCGTGACCCACGCGAGCGTCCAGCGGCGGACCTCGTGATGCGACGCTTCCGCGCCGAGCGAGCGAACCAGCTGTGGGTGGCCGACATGACCTATGTGCCGACGTGGGCAGGCTTCGTCTACCTGGCGGTGGTGATGGACGTCTTCAGCCGGCGCATCGTCGGCTGGTCGATGGGAGAGCGCATGACCGCGCAACTCGTGCTGGCGGCGCTGAACATGGCATTGGCCCGACGCAAGCCCCAGGGTGTCATCCACCACTCGGACCAGGGCAGCCAGTACACCAGCCTGGCGTTCGGGCAACGCTGCGCCGAGATGGGTGTGCGCCCGTCGATGGGCAGTGTGGGTGACGCGTACGACAACGCCATGGCCGAGAGCTTCTTCGCCACGCTCGAATGCGAGCTGATCGAGCGGCGCAGCTTCCGATCGAAGGCGGAGGCGAAGGCCGCGGTGTTCAGCTACATCGAGGGCTGGTACAACCCGCGCCGACGCCACTCCGCGCTGAGCTACCACTCACCCGTGGAGTTCGAGCGCCGCGTCGTCGCCGAGGCGTGTCAGGCAACGGAGATCAACGAGAGAGACCAAATCCCGGCTTGAGAATCAAGCCGATAACCGTCCGTGGAAGCGGGACAACTTCAGTCCAAGATTTCCGTGAGCCGCAACGGGCGCATTCGGGCTGCGGGGGTGCAGGCATGACCTGGCTGACCGCCCGCGAACTGGCCGGCCTGCCCGGGCTGCCCAGCACTGAATTTCGCACCCGCGAAAAGCTCGCCCGCTTGGCGGTTCCGAGCCGCCCGCGTCCTGGCCGCGCAGGTGGTGGTGGCCTCGAATACGACCCGGCATCCCTGCCTGCAGAAACCCGCGCAGCCCTGGCCGCGCGCGTCATCAGCACCAGCGGCAGCAAGGCTCTCGCCCTGGTGGAGCAGGCGCCCGTGGTGTCCTTCGCGCCGCCTGCCCCACCTCCAGTGCCGCTCGCACCGCTGCCCGCCCCGGCCCCTGGCCGGCGCCCGCCCAGCGACCACGACAAGGCTTGCGCCGATGCACGCATGGTGCTGATCAACCAGGTGCTCGAACTGGAAGCCATCCACGGCGTCAAAAAGGCCTGCGCCATCCTGGCGTTGCGCCTGGCGAGCGGCGAGGCTCCGAAGGAACTGCAGGCCACCGCCCGCGCCGCAAGCCAGCGTGCCCGCGGCGACCTGGTCAGCGCCCGGACGCTGGAACGCTACCTGTCCATCTACCGTGCCGAGGGCTGGTGGGGACTGCTGCCTGCGCCCGCGTCCGTCGCAGCCTCCACCCATGTCGACCAGGACGTCGCCGCGGTGCTGGGCCTGTACCACTCCCGCGACGCGCGCTTCCGCAAGCTCAGCGGCGCGGCCAAGGAAGTCACCCGCCAGCTCGGCCGCGAGATCGACACCTGGCGCGCCCTGTACGCCCGTGCACGTCGCGCTCTGGACAAGCTGGGCACGTCAGCAGAGGCGAGCGTGGCGCTCATCAAGGCCCGCCACAGCGGGAGCGAGCGCGACGTACGGTTGCCCTTCAAAAAGCGCGACACCAGCAGCCTATCGCCTCTGGACGTGTTCGTTATGGACGGCCACCAATTCAAGGCCAAGGTACGCCACCCCGACCATGGCGCGCCCTTCGCTCCTGAGCTGACGCTCGTCCTGGACGCCGCCACCCGGCGGATCATGGGCTGGTCTGTGTCTCTCTCCGAAAACGTGCTCGCCGTAGGCGACGCGCTGCGACACGCCATCGCGCAACACGGCATCCCTGCCGTTCTCTACACCGACAACGGCGCGGGTGAAACGGCGAAGGCCATGGACTGCCCCGTCGACGGCTTTACCAAGCGCCTGGGCATCGACCACCGCACCGGCATCCCCGGCAAGCCGCAGGCCCGCGGGATCATCGAGCGTTCGTGGCAGACCCACGCCATCAACGCCGCACGCAAGTTCGGCAGCTTCCAGGGCAGCGACGTGGACGGGGGCGCTTTCCGGAAGGTTGCGGCGGAATTGGCGAAAGAGCAGCGCGCCCTGCGCCGTGCGCAAGAGACAGGCGAAGTAGTCCGCCTCTCGCCCAAGTGCCCGACCTGGGCGCAATTCATCGACGAGATCGAGCGCATGGTGGCCGAATACAACGGCCAGCACCGCCACCGCAGCCTGCCCAAGCGGCCGGACGGCAAGCATATGACGCCCGACGAGGCCTGGGCGGCCAAGTTCGACGCCAGCCTGCAGCACAAGCCCACCCCGGGCGAGCTGCGCGAGCTGTTCATGCCTGCGGTCCTGCGCACCGCCAAGCGCGGCCAGGTCACGCTGTGGAATCAGGACTACCAGGCGCCGGAGTTGATGCGTCGGGACGTCGACGGCCGCGAGGTCAGCGTCCGCTACGACATCCACGATCCGATGTGGGTACGCATCTACAGCCTGGACGGCCATTTCATCTGCGATGCGCAGTGGCAGGCCAACCGCATCGACTTCATGCCCAAGGCGGTCGTGCAGATCGCTCGCGAGAAGCGCGTCGCCGCGACGGTCAAGCGCCGCGAGCAGCAGATCGACATTGCATTGCGCGAGCTGGGCGACACGGTCCAACCTGCCCCCTTTTCCCTGCCGGAGCCGAGCGCGCCATTCGTGGTCGTGCCCTCCATCCCGGAGGTTTCTCCCTCCCTCTCCTCCCTCTCTTCCTCCGGGGTCGAGGTCGCGCAAGCGGCCTCGGGCAGGCCTTTCTTCGATTCGCTCGGCGAGCGTTACGAGTGGCTCATGGGCCACCTCGACGCCTGGGACGAGGACGACAGGCGCTGGGTGCAGGACTACGTCGCCAGCGACGACTACGAGGCCTTGGCCGACTACTACGAGGGGCGCGGCCTTGGATGGCCACGCGATCCCCAGCAGGTTTTTAAGGGTGCTCTGTGAGGCCCGCGTGAGCCGGTCGCAGAGCAGTGCAGCAGATCAACGAAGAGGAATCACCCCATGAAGACAGGGTTCGTCAAAACGGAGAATTTCCGCCGGTTGGCCGAGGCGCAGAAGCTGGTGGAGCGCCGCGGTGCGCGCGAAGCGGGCCTCGTGCTGGTCAAGGGGCCATATGGCATCGGCAAGTCCGAGCTGACGGAGCGCTGGGCCACCGACAGCGGCTGGATCTTCGTCCGCGCCAAGGCGACGTGGACGAAGCGCGCCATGCTCGATGAGCTGGCCGACCTGATGGGCGTATCGAAGACCGGGCGCAATCAGGAGGTGCAGGCCCGCATCATCGGCAAGCTGGCCGTGGACATGGTCCCCATGATCATCGACGAGGCCGACTTCCTCGTCGGCTCCACGGCAAGTCTGCTGGAGGTGGTGCGCGACATCACGGACATCACCGGCACCATGTGCTTCCTGGTGGGCATGGAGCAATTCGCGCTCAAGGTCGCGCGCCACGGCCACATCGCCAGCCGCGTGGGGAAGGTGGTCGAGCTGCAGCCGCTTTCGCTCGCGGACGTCAAGGCCACGGTCACAGCCAAGAGCCAGGTCGCCATCGACGACGCCGTGCTGCCGATCATCCTCGAGCAGAGCGCCGGCCGCATGCGCCTGGTGCTCGGCGCGATCGCCAACCTCGAAGCCTGGGCCGATGCCAACCGCTGGGAGCGCATCACGCTCGAGCACGTCGCACGTCGCGCGCTCTGCACCGAATTCAGCGGCAAGAGCCTGGGCCGCCGCGCCCCCACGCTGGGAGGTGACGCAGCATGACCCACCTCTGGCTTTGCCGAGACGCACTCGTCGCGCTGGGCCAGCACTTGGCACGCCGGCCGCGCGCATTCACCGTCGCCGAGCTGGTGGCATGGACGCCGAGCCTCGACACCAAAACGGGCCACCGTGCCTGCCAATTGCTGCAGACGGCCGGCATGATCCAACCGGCGCCGCCCGCCGCAGGCGACACGCGCGCCAACCAGAACCCCTCTCGCCCCGCGGCATGGGAACTGACGGCATCGGGTCGGGAAGCGGCACGCGCTGCGCACCTGGAAGCGACGTCCAAGAAGCGCGCGGAAACCATGGCGGCGATCAACCGCCGGCCGCGCACCGACGCGCTGCCCGCACGGCTCTGGACCGTGCTGCGCGCGCGCACCACCCTCACGGTCGATGAGGCCGCCGGGGTGCTGGGCGACGCCGGGGCCGACCTCCGACCGCTCAAGAAGGCGATCGGCAAGCTGCTCTCGGCCTGGCATGCCGTGGCGCCCGACCTGGTCAAGGTCGGCGCGAGGCGCGTCGGCCGGGCCTACCAGTACGTGCTGGTGGGCAGCGCCGGGCGGTTTCCGCCGGAAGTCCACACGCCGGAGGCCGCCGAGCTCATCCGCGCGCATTCGGCGGCCAAGGCAGAGGCCAAGGCCAAGGCTGAGGAGGCGCATGCATGACCGAGCGTCCCTACATGCGGGAGTCCTGGTACGCGCTGCTCATGTCGAGGTGCGCGGGCGGCGTGACGCGCACGCTGATCGCCAAGCAGCTCGGGCTCTCCAGCACCACGATCTCGATGGTCATCAACGGCACCGGCCCCTACGGCGACGGCAAGGCCAGCACCGCGAAGGTTGCCGACCGGGTCGTGCACACGTTCGGCCGCTACGTCTGCCCGCACCTCACCGAGCAGGCCGGCGAGAGCCAGGTCATCACCGCCGAGGCATGCCGCGACTTCGCCCACTGCGAGCCACCCACCGGCCGGCCCCGCGCCATGCAGCACTGGCAGGCCTGCCGCAAGTGCCCGCACGCCGCTGCGAGTGCCCCGCCCATCGAGCGCGCCCCTGTGCCGCGCAAGGTGATCCCGATTCAACCCCAGGAGGCATCTGATGTCGCTTTTTAAATCCCTGCGTGAGCGGTGGCTCATGCACCGCTACCTGCGCACGCGCGTGCTGATGCAGCGCGAACGTTCCCTGCACCACATGCACATGGCACAGCTGCGCGCCGAGCGAGACGCCCTGGCCCTGCAGATCGGGAAGCGTAGCCAGGAGGCCACCCGATGACCCAGGCCCTCGCCCTCCATCTGCCCGCGCCCGAGCAGGCCTACCAGCGCCCCCCGCTGCGCTGGATCATCCGCCGCGCGCGCCGCATTCAACGCGCCTACGGCGTGTCCCGCCGCCTGGCGATCTTCGACGCTCGCCGTGATTACTGCGACTTCGTCGGCCTGAGCCACAAGCATCTGCTGCAGCTCGTTCGAGGAGGTGCTCATGTCTAAGGGACTCACCCGCGACACGGCGCAGCTCTGGAACTTCCTACGCGCCGACAAAGGCTGGTGGAGCGTGCTGCGCCTGACCAGCCACTGGGCGCCCACCTTCACTGAGCGCGAGGTCGAGGAGCACATGGAGACGCTGTCCCGTGGCCGATTCGTGGTCTCCAAAGACACAGAGCGCATGGGAACGGTGTACGCCGTCACACCGGACTGTCACCTACTGCCAGGCACGACAGCGCCCGCCCCGATGTCGCAGCCGCCCAGCACCGACATCGAGCTGGTGCCCCCTCCGCGCCACGACGTCATGAGCACGTTCTACCGGCCAACGCCCACCAACTACCGCCCCGGCGCACTGGACCACCAGCGCCACCCCAGCCTGATCGGCGACAGGCGTCTCACCCACCGGAGCCCGAAGGTATGACCACCGACCAATCCCGCCCCGCGATGTCTGATGCCGAGAAGGTCAAGGCCGTCGAAGCGCTCTCGAAGCAACTGTTGTCCTGCGCACTGCAGGCCACCAACGCAGGCGTGGCGCTCGACGCACTCGTCACTGCCTATATCAACTGCGCGTCCCACCTGGGGACGCTCGACCAGGTTCCCGCCGCGGCCTCCGCTATGAGCGAGGCGTCCGTCCGCATCCTCAACGTGCAGCGCCAGCTCGGCCAGGGGCGCATGGGCACGGCCATCCATTGAAAGGACTTTTCCATGACCGAAGAAACCATCACCATCCCCAAGGGCTACTGGGCCGACGCCGAGGGCGCGCTGATTCCTGTGTCGAAGATCAAAGACATCGACAAGGATCGCCACCGCACGGTCTCCGACCTGTGCGAGGCCGCCAAGAAGCAACGCGACGAGCTGATCTCCTTCAAGACGGCCGCGATGCTGGAGCTGTCGGAGTTCATCAACCGCAGCCTCGCCGAATACGACGTGAAGACCGGCGGCAAGAAGGGCAACGTCACGCTCTTCTCGTTCGATGGGCGCTACAAGGTGGTGCGCCAGGTGCAGGACACGTTGATGTTCGACGAGCGCCTCATGGCGGCCAAGGTGCTTATCGATGAATGCATCCAGGGCTGGAGCAAGGGCTCCAACGCGAACATCAAGGTGCTGGTCAACGACGCGTTCCAAGTCGACCAGCAGGGCAAGATCAACAAGGATCGCGTGCTCGGGCTGCGTCGCCTGAAGATCGAGGACGAGACGTGGCGCCGCGCCATGGACGCGATCAGCGACAGCATCAAGGTCGCCAGCTCCAAGCCCTACATCCGCTTCTACGAGCGCGATGCCTCGGACGCCTACCGACCCATCGTCCTCGACGTGGCGGCACTCTGAGGGAGCACCATGCATTTCGCTGAAATCTTCGGCGCTGCGCTCGGCCTGGCCGGCACCGTGCTTCTCGCGCTGCGCGGGCGGTGGGCCGGCTGGGGCTTCGTGGCCTACCTGGGCAGCAACGTCTCGTGGCTGGTGTTCAGCCACAGCTTCGCGCACTGGGCCATGTTCGTCCAGTACCTGGGCTTCACGCTCACCTCGCTCCTCGGCATCTGGACCTGGATCGTGCATCCATTCCTGCAGCGCGAGGAGACGGCCGAGGAGCGCCTCGCAGCCCGGTCGCGCCGCTCCGCGGCGTACATCGATCACGCGCTGTGGGAAGACTCCCGCGCTCTCGACCAGCGTGCGGGCAGCTCCCGCGACGTGGTGGTCGTGTCGCGCGCTGCTCTGCATGCCATCTACGTCCAGGGCGAAGAGCAAGGCCGCGCGCTTGAGCGCGATCAGCAGGCAGGGGGTACGCGATGACGCGCGACGAAGCCCTCAAGAAAATTAAAAAATGTCTGGCGCTGGGCCGCAGCGCGAACGAGCACGAAGCCGCTGCGGCGCTCCGCCAGGCACAGAAGCTCATGGAGCAGTTCGACCTACGCGAGCAGGACATCTCACTCGCGGACGTGAGCGAAGTGAAAGTGAAGGCCTGTTCCACCGCTGCCAACGCGTGGGAGCTGAGTCTGGTGGGCATGGTGGCAGACGCCTTCGGATGCGAACAATTCGGCCAGTTGGCGGGCCGCTACAACAGCGCGGGCAACTTCGTCCGCACGCGTAACTGGGTATTCGTCGGCATCGACGCCGCTCCCACCGTGGCGGGCTACGCCTGTGAGGTGCTTCTGCGCCAGTGCGCTCGTGCCCGCCTGGCGCACATCGCCAAGCAGCCGAAGAACTGCAAGCCCATCACCAAGACAGCACGCGGCGACGCGTTCGCCTTGGGCTGGGTGGCCGCGGTCCGAGACAAGGTCAGTGCCTTCGCAAGCCCTGCCGCCGACGAAGCCCTGCTACTGGCCTACATCGAGCGCGCGCATGGCGAGCTGAAGCCGGGCAAGGTGCGCAACGTCATCAAGCGCCGCAAGGTGGACGGCCATCTGGCCGCGGGCTGGCGCGAAGGCAGCGACGCCAAACTGCACCACGCTGTCGGCGGCGAGCCGGCGAGAGGGCTGCTGTCATGAGCGCTCCCACCAAGAAGCAGCTGGCCTCGCGCCACATTCGCCGCCTGCGCACGATGCGTGAGCAGATTCTCGACATGTCCTGTCAGTGGGAAGACCTCGATCAGTTCTGCGTCAACGAACTGCAGGCCCTGGCAGACGCCGCGGAGGCCACCGCAGTAACCCTGCTGGATGACGATTCTTCGAAGGAGCTGTGATGAGCCGCACGCCCCCTAAATCCGTGCCCATGGCCTGCTTGACCATCGGCCACTACCACTACCTGCTGCCAGCCGCGAAGGCGATCAAGGCCGCGGAAATCTTGCAGGACGCCTTCGACTGCGAGCACCACTACGACGACGGGGATTTCGTCTACGAAGTTGCCTCGACACAGCCGCGCGTGTCGTTCGCGCTGGTGCGCGCCAACCAACCGCGCATGCCGCCGGGCGGGCTCATGCCCGACCCGAGCAAGCCCCTGCGTCTGAAATGAAGCAGGGCTGTACGAGGACCGTATGAGCAAGAAGCAACACGCCGCATGGCTGGTTTACGAGGAGCGCGAGGTTTACGACGGGGGTATGGTCCCTCTGCTCGTGACGGAGACGAAGGCGCTCGCCGACCAGGCCAAGGCCGACATCGAGCGCGCGATCGAGCAAGTTCGCGGCAGGCTTAACCGCATGCCCGATCCCGATGAGCAAGGCATCAGCGACGAAGAATGGACGGCTCGCTTCGAGGCCCGCAGCAACATGCTGGAGCGCTTTCGCTGGCCTCATCGCATCAAGCGGGATACGTGGGCCTGGGACTTTGCCGTCAGGGTGATGCGTCTGCCCTTCGCTACGGAGGCACGCTGATGCCGTTCTACCGCCTCAAGACCGGCCTGGTGCATGTGCGGGGCACGAAGCTCCCACCGCCCTGCAGCGCGCGAGTGCTGGTGGACGGCGAGCAGGTGCGTTGCATGGCGCCCAGCGAGTACCTGTGTGACGGCCCGAGCACGACCGATCCTCGCAGCACCTGTGACGCTGCCCTGTGCGAGGCCCACGCGCACCGCTTCGACGTCAACCGCCACCACTGCCCGTCCTGCCACCTGGCGCACAGCGACGCGTCCGGGCAGCGCAGCCTGTTCACCTCACTCGTTTAATGCCATGGCACGAACCTTCGCGACCCACACGAACCGGCCCGTCGTGGAGGCCCAGCGCAAGCGCGACCTGGGCCTCATCCACCAGGGCAAGTCGGCCCTGCATTGGTCCGACGACGACTACCGCTATCACCTCAAGCAGCTCACGGGCAAGACCAGCGCAGCGGACCTGGATCACGGCGCGCGGCGGAAGGTGCTGGCGCACATGGAGACGCTCGGCTTCAAGCCCAAAAGCACGTTCAAGCCTTTCGACCAGGCCGCGAAGATTCGGTGGCTCTGGCGCAAGCTCGGCGAGGCCGGCGGCGTGCGCGATGCCAGCGACGCGGCGCTGCTGGCGTTCGTGGGGCGCACCGCGGGCATGGGCGTCGCTGATTTGAAGTTCCTGCCGGTCGCGCAGGCGTCCACGGTGATCGAAGCGCTCAAGGCCTGGCTGGACCGCGCCAAGCGCGCACAGGGAGCCCCCCGTGTCTGAGGTGGTCGACATCTTTTTCCGCTGGACCGGCATCACGTTCTGGTGCATGGCGGTGGGCCTGCCTTCGTTGGCGTTTCTCCACGCGCTTGCCGACCTGGTCGACTACCTGCGCTGGCTGCGCCACATCCACGGCCCTGAGCGAGCGAGCTGGCGTGCACTCGCGGGCATTGGCTGGCGCAGTCGCAGCGACTTCCTGCCCTTCGGGCGTTCGTTCACTTCCACATCCATCGGACGTTTTTCCTGGCATGGCCTGCGCGACTGGCGCGAAGAAAGGACTTTTTAAATGATCCACACAACGACCACCGCCGCGGCAGCGGCACCCCGATCAGAAGCTCTGCGTTGCGCCGAATGGTTGGAACATATCGCCCTGGGAGGCAACGTCGTCACCATGGACGAACTGGCACGGACGGCCGCAGCAGAGCTGCGTAGCCTGGACGCGCTCACCACGGACGGTTTGGCCTGGGCGATCCATCGTTGGGAGGACGAGGTCAAGCACCGACCGCTGATAAACGTCCACCGGCGATCTCTGTATGGCGTCTGGCGCCAGGTCGTGCGGTACTTCGGAGGTAACGCAGAAACGCTTCTCGGACCATCGCATGATGAGCTGATCGCCGAGCCCCAGGCGGCCGCCCAGGAGGCCGAGCCCGCCGACCCAGCTCGCCTCCTCGCTGACCCCGAGCGCCGCGATGCGGCACGCCGTGACGGCAAGCTGGCTTCGATTTGGCGCAACCGGGTGGCAGGCCTGATCGAGGACTTCGCGCCAGACGCGACCGCCCAATATCTGGCCGATCGGATCGTGAGCGAGCTGTACGACCTGCCACCGGTCGGTGTGCCGCGCCCCCAGGCGCCTGCCCTGCTGGAGGGGCGAGCGCATCTAACCTACACGCTGACCGCGGAAAGTGGTTACGAGCAGACGGGTGAGCACCACAACATCACGCCCGAGGTCTTCGGCGCGATGATCGCCGCGCTGCACTCTCCCAAAGAGTCTACGAACCAGGTTTTGGCGACCGAGCAATCCACCGCTCTGGCCGAACACGCCGCGCGCTACGAATGGCTGCGCTCACGGGATCTGGACGCCGTTCAGAAGGGCGGCGTGTTCGCCGGCAAGACGCCCGACAACGTGGTGCTCAACGGTTCCGACCTCGACGCGGCAATCGACGCAGCTATGGCCGCGCAGCGCTGATCCCAATGGACCGCCTGGCCCCCGCCATCGACACCGAGCTGCTGCCGCCCCTGCTGCAGGACTTCGTGCGCCTGATCGGCTTGGAGGCCACCCTCACCCTGGTGCGCGCCTATGGCGGGCTGCGCATCTTCATCCCCACGCCGGCTCGCTGCAAAGAGGAGCACCCCTTCGCGCAGCTCATCGGCCTCGACAACCTGCTCGCCCTGGCACGCGAGTACGGAGCGTCCAACCACTTCGCGCTCCCCAAGGCAGAGCGCGCGCTGCTGGCCGTGCGCGACGCCCGCATCGCCCACGCCTATGCCCACCACAAGACCGCTCGCGAGCTGGCGGCCGAGTTCCACCTGACCGAGCGCCATATCGAGCGCATCGTGGCGGCGGCCGGGGTCACGGCGCCGCGAGATCGGCAGCAGGGGACGCTGTTTTAA